CACAACCCAGACTGGGCAACAAGCCCCTTCAGGGCCGAAGACCCAGAAAGGCCAGATGTTGTCATCCATAAACCAACAGGAACCAGGTATGCTAAACCGGATTGGACTTTTAGAAGTCCAAATTGGACAGCTAGCCTTGATGATAGCTGGGCTTATGGAGGCAAAATCGGCTGCGCCATCAAACCTCCGAAAGAAGCGAGGGAAGTCAAAATCAACGAAAACCTCAAAGGGTCAATAGTTGAGGAGTATGCATCGCAGATGATGCTTCCACCTACAGGAGCGCCAGCAGAACGTCAGTCGTTTCTGCAACAAGCCTCTAACTTGAACGTGGCTGCCTACACAGTCCCGGACCATATAGTTAGAGAAGTGGCTAGTAAGTATCCTGTGACTGATGTGCCAAAGTTCCTCGAGAAGTGGTATGACAGTGACGGAGAACAAGAGTTTGACAGAGCTTTTAGGGAAGCATTGGAAGCGATGGATACGGACAAATCACCTGGAGCGCTTTGGGAAAGGCTCGCATCTGACAATCAGGGTGTCGTTGATGTTGCACACGAAACTCTGAAACAGGAGGTCCGTAGGCTAACCGAGATGATCATAGAAGGAGACCTATCACAGTATGTGGGATGGGACCTTCTTAGGACAACTGGCATTGTGTATAAGCTCTTTGTAAAAGGAGAACTTCATACACGTGAGAAGATCCAGGAAGGGAGACAGAGATTAATCTTCTCAAGTCCTCTACATATGACCATCTTAGAACGCATGTGGTTCCAACCTCAGAACGAGGCTGAAATTGCAGTTGCAGGAGAGTCCCACACAATTCTTTCACGACCAGGAACCCCTTTCACTAAGGATGGGGCACTGTTGTTGAAGAAATGCGTGGAACAATTCTCCGGAACTATAGTTTCAACCGATCAGAAGGGTTGGGACGTGCACGTGCCTGGTTGGCTTATGGATGCAGATATACGCAGGAGATTTTATTGTATCCAAGGCACTCCCGCCGCGCGTGGACGCTGGCTCCGGGGGGCAAATAACCTTAACCACATTGTTAAGTATAAAGTTATAGCCTTCTCGGACGGGCATCTGGTATTCCAGAACAGCCCAGGCTGGTGGCCAAGCGGCTCATACAGAACGTCTAGTTCAAATTCCGGGAATCGTATTATCATTCGTAGACTGGTAGCAGGTGACTGCAACGCCATGTCAATGGGTGATGATGCGGTAGAGGGTTGGCAAGATGATCTTTATGAGAGGTATGAGATGTATGGGTTTACATTGAAATGTCATGAGTATGTCACACCGTCAGATTTCGAATTTTGCTCAAAACACTTCAGAGAAGGAATTGTGACACCGGTGGACACATCGGTT